TTAAATAGTAGTGAAGCAGTTTTTATTTCATCTGCATTGTTTCCTAGTCCAGAATTACCATCTCTAATACCTAAAAGCAATGGCGAAGTAATACGGTGTGATACCATAAGCTTACCAGTACATTCATTTGAAAGGTATTCGTAATGAGCAGGAGCATCGTTTAAAGGAACGTCATCAATTGTTGTTTTGCTTTCTGCATTGTTGTTAAAAGCAATAATAACCTTTTCGCCTCTTGCACCTGATAGCTTGTGCATTACATCAGATTTAATCTGAAGTTGTTTCTCCCTATCAGGAACTCCGTTGTTAAAATTAACTACTTTAGTTCCGCTAAAACCGTTTTGTACGTCATTGATAAGGTAGTCTGATATTTCGTTTTCTAGTTCAGCATAAGCCAAACCCCCTTGATAATCTACAGGAGCATAATAATCATATCCAGAAACGTATCTTTTTATAATTTTTATTTCAGATTCTTTTCCATTACCATATCCAAAAGAAGCAATTCTTAAAGGTTTATCACTTGGCTTTAATTTAGACCAATCGTGAAAATAATAATAAGCTTCAATATCTCCATCTTCATTGCATTTTTCAGCTCTCAAAGTTTGTCTTGGAAAGTGTTCTGATTTTACAACCTTACCGTCTTTGTAAAGAACTTGAAATGATGCTTCCCCTAGTAGTTTTAAATCTAAAGAAATCTTTCTTAAACATTCATTGCTAAATATTGATCTTAAAGCTGCATACTCATCAGGCTTGGAACTGCTGTTTAAAGCATCTACTCCTTTACCATATATCATTTGACTAACTCCGTTTATAATTGCGTTATTAGTCGTTGAATTGGTGTATAAATCAATTAAATAAGAATAGTAATCGTTATCTTCACCATAATTGACCCATTGACGTTTCTTGTCTTCCGTAATCTTAGGTCGATTGTATGATGCTAAATTAACTATGTGTAAATTATCCATTATGCGAAAATAAATTCATTATCTGTGTCGTTCGATACATACTCGTTATTGTTTACTGTGTAATCAGCAACAACTTGATTGGTACAAAATATTTTATCTTTAAATATTACATCAGTTCCAAAAAGAATTGTTAGTATATAAAAAATATCTTGTTTTACTGGAAACACTGCGCTGTATCTATTGTAATATAGTTCTTGAGTTATTCCTGTAGTTGCTTGGCTATATATTTGTTTGTTTGTTGATTCGTTTAAAATCTTTACAGTATAAGAAGAACCACTTGTATATTGTCGTGGTATGAAATCAATGTTTTGCGATGATCCGCTTTCTTGTAGTATAATCATATATATACAATAATATTTTATTGTTTTTGTTATTTATAAGACAAAAAAAAGAGGGCATATAGCCCCCTAATTTATGAAAACATAATTCTTTTATGAATTTGTTCCTACTGTTACAGTTACAGTTGCAGAAGTCATCCCAGCATAAGGATCAGCAGCAGTTGGAGCATCAACAAAATTTGCAGGAAGTTTTTCCTGTGCATTTAGTGTTAATGTGTAACCTGAAAGGTCTCCCATTGCAGCTCCAGTGACAATAGTTCCACCAGTTACTTCAGCCCCATTTTCAAGACCCATAACAAATACATTTCCGTTATAATCTTCAACAGCTACGTGAGGTCTTCCGTATGCTAATAATTTTATTTCTTTGTTATCTTCTTTAGACAATTTTTTCAGTGTCAAAGTAAGTGTTTGGTCAAAGAATGTTGTACCATTTTCTCTTGAAGAAGTAATAGCTTGCTCGAAGCTAGAATTTCCTTTGAGTTCATATTTAAAGGCAGTAAAAGTCCCTGTCAAATCCGTAATAACATCATCAGTAAGTGTTGCAGTACCTAAATCACCAAAATCAGTGAAATAGATCGCTCTCAATCCGCCGATAACATCTTTACAAGGTTCTTTTCTACCAAGTGTTAAATCGCAAGCCATCTGTTTTTTTGTATTAAAAAAGGGTGAGTAGGCTCATTGGCTCACCCACCCTTTAAGTTAGTTTATTTATTTACTACGAGTAAAGAACGATGTCAGAACCGATAGCGTGTTGAATTCCTGCTGAAAATCTTATAACAATTCTTACATTTTGAGAACCATCGATGTCAGCCATATCAATGACTTTTACTTCGTTTTGGTCTGATAATAAGCCAGTTCCAAAGAACAAGTTGCTTTTTTCAGCAGCTACCATTTTGTTAGAACTCATACCTGATGCTAGTGCAACGTTTATGCCATCAAATGTAAGTGCACCTCCATTAAACCATTGTGTTCCTTTGTTGTCTGTACCTGCTGCTCCTACGTTAGTAGCAAATCCACCTAAAGCTCTTACGTAAGCTCTGTATACATTTGGTGAAACATAGATAGTCAAATCTTCTTTACCATAAACGCTAGAAGGAATTGCATCAACTGTCAATCCAATTTTCTCAACTGCATTTGCAGCGGTTACAGCAGCACCTGCTCCTACGTCAATAACATCTGTGTCAGCTCCTAGAGTAACTTCAAAACCATCAAATTCTCCTGCTGTTGCATTAGTACCTTGCCAAATTGTATTTTCAGTTTTTTGTGCAACTTTACCTGCAACGTGAGCAATTAAAAAATCGCTAAAGCTAGAAGGTAGGTCAGAGAAAGCTGAATATCCCATTGAAATTGCCTCCCAGTCGGAAACGAAATCCTTCTTACACAATTGTAAGTTCACTTGAAATTCTTCGGGTTGAAGGATTCTTTCAGTTAAAGTCAAAGTAGATGTTGCAGCAAAGTCGCAACTTCCATTTGCAACGATGTCATCAGTAGACACCTTTTTCATCACTTCTTTAAATTTTACGTTTGGCTTGATAGTGATTAAATCATTTGCCAAAGTTGAACCACTTAAAAGAGCTGCGGAAACATATTTTCCTGCAAATTCTCCAGCGTAAGTAGTTGTAATTGAGGTAGTTGTGCTCATTGTTTATTTATTTATTAGTTATTTAATCTTCTTAAAACTCTATCCATTGTTGAATTGCCTTGTCTTTTTTGGCTCAATAGATTAATTTCTTTTTCGCTTTTTGCTTCAGGATTGTGCTTTACCTTTTCAACTGGTACTTCAACCGCTGAAAGCTCTAAGTCTTTTTCATCCTTTGCAATGATATCTTCAGTAGTTTCTTCAACCTTAGACATTTCTTGCTTTTCAATAATTGCTTTAATTTCTTCAATCATTGTTTTAACCTCTGCAAGTTCTTCTTTAGTTGCGTAAGCCAATTCTTCCTCTGCTGCTTCTACTTCTTCTTCGGCTGGTGCTTCTTCTTCAATTGCTCCGATAGATGCTATAATGCCTTCTTCTTCAACAATTAAAATTTCACCATCTTCTAAAGTGTAATCCCCAACAGGTAGAGCTACCCTATCTTCTTCGCTAACGATAAAAACTTCTGATCCTGCTTCAAAGCTTTCGCTTTCAATTACAGTTCCGTTTTCTAATGTAGCTTGTGCCAATTTCACTTCTTCTTGGAGTTCTACCCCAACAAGTTCTTTTACTTTATTTAACATATCTAGTGCTTTCATATATATACAATAATTTAATTATTAGTTTGTTATCTTTTTAATTTGCTTTTTTCTGTATTATAAACCATTCAATTCCGTTACACCAAACTTGAATGCCCTCGTAAGGTTTATTAATTTCGTAGTAAAAATTAACTCCATCTAAATTTTGAGAACCAAAAGGTGTTAATCTTGCTTTTGTTGCTACTGCAAACGTTGAGTCTGAAATTATTCTTTTAACTTTGTTTAAGTTTTTTGATTCAGTTGCATCTGGTAGTGTTAAAATCATAGTACCATTAGCACCACTCCAAGTCAAAACAATCACTTCACTTTCATCATAAGTGGATTCATTTAAATTAATAGTTTGATCTGGACTTACTGTTAATGGAGTAGGTGTTAAATGATTTACTATATAGTGTTGAGCCTCTGTAATTGTAGCCTTTTTAGTTATACCTGAATGAACCATTGGGATCAATTCAGTGCCATCCATTTCAATAGCAGTTACAGTTGTTAATTGACTAATTTTTTTATCTGACATTATAATAATATTTTACCGTTATCTTCTTGTAATAAAAAGTCTATTGATTCTAAAAGCAATGCAAAATCAGTTTTAGTTATGTTTCCAATACCTTGAGCTCTTAAACTACCATCACAGCATTTGCGTGAATATGTGTTGTTCTTACACAAACACGCTCTTTTGTCGCTAGTAGGACTTGAATATCTTTCCATTTAAGAAAGTAGGTTTTTAAGTTCGTTTATTACTTCTTGAGCGTTTACTTCAGCTAAATCATCTTTAACTTTATCTTTTGGTCTTTCTAATTTATCTGCGAAATATCCTTCAATACTAAATCCTTTTACTTTACCTGTTTTGACGTAATCGTTCCAAATCTCGTCATTGTTTACCTTCATTGATACCATCCAAGTGCCAACAGGTAAGCTTAGACCGTACTTTCTGCTCTTATCTTGTACCTCATCTTCTATTATCCAAGATTCTACTGCTGATAATCCAGTCAAAGGAACTTTATGTTCTAGCGTTGAGTTGTTTTGATTACCATTTATAAAGAATAATTCACTAGCCTTGCGGACTGTTTTCTTAGAAAAGTAAATATAATACTCATCTTCTCCATTTTTTCGATAAATAGGCTTGTTAGGGATCAATGCTGCGCCTAATAATATCTTCTTTTCAGCATCAACTTCAGCAAATTTAACCTGATGGTCTTTAAGTGCAATGAAATCTTCTTCGATTGCAGGGTTTTCTACCACAGAAATCGCTTCAATCCCAATTGGATCATCTCCATCTTCTATAAATAATTCAATTATGTCCATATATATACAATAAAATTTATACTTTTTTGTTTTAAATTGATGCTGACTCAATAATGTTTCTATCTAATGCTTGTGCAGAGGTTACATCTGATGCTACTATATAGGCTTTTTGCGGTTTATTTTCCTTTTCGCCTATTGCTTGTGCTAATTGATTTTCTGGTGCTGCTCCTACAACATTAAAAACTGGTGCTGATGGTGCTGATGCTACTGAACCTCCACCACCTACACCTCCTGCGGATGATGCTGCTCCTTTAGCTGATCCAACTGCTGAATTAACCGCTGCCATTATTCCTGCTGCTTGTGCTGCAAAGGCTATTAATAAAGGAACATTTTGTGGAAATCCTGCTGCTGCTGTTTTGGCAAACCCTGCGGATGTATCTACCCCAGCTTCGGCAGCTTTCATTGTTATCTTTTGAATTGTCGCCTGTGCTTCGGCAATCATATCTTTAATTCTCATAGCTTCTTTAGCTAAAAACAAAGCTTTTCCAATATCTGATTCTTGACCTGCTGCATCAATTACTGCATCCAAGTTTTTATAAATATCTTCCCTTTCTTTTTTCTTGGCTTCTGCAATTTGCTCTAATCTGTCGAGTTCAGCTTCATCAGCATCTTTTTTTAAGTCAGCTACTTCTTTTTCAAGTCCAATCTTATTTATTAACTGCTCTGATCTAAAGCCTTCTATTTGTGCTAATACTGCTTCTCTTTCGTTTTGTGCTTCTAGTAAAGCAATATAATTTTCTTGGTTTTGGTTTTTATCATATTCCGCTTGTGCTGCCTTGATTGTTATATCAACATTGTCAAGCATTAACTTTTGTTGTTCTTCTAATATTTCACCTAGTTTATTATTAGCTGCAATACGATCTTCAATAGTTTTGCTTTCATCATCTCTTATCTGACGTTGCTGTTCTGCTTGTCTGTCATACTTTTCAATTAAGCCTTGATTTATTACACTTGCTAATTCAGCTTGTTTGTTTAATTCAACAATAGCCTTTGCAGAGTCGATAGTGCTTTTAGTATAATCAGTTATGCTTTTGGTTACTTTAGTAACAACATCAACCGATTTATCAAACGAATCATTAACACCTGTAAGAACGTCTAAGCTTTCTTTTCCTGCTAGTTTTACATCATCTAAAGCTCCTGCAAAATCACCGCTAAGAACTTTTTTTACTGCGCTTGCTAAAAATCCTAACGTATCTAAAAAGCTTTCAAACCTTTCAATTAAGTTTTCTTTTATAGCATTTCCAAAGTTTTTTAAAGATTGTATTGGATTGCTAAATATACTTTTAAAATAACCAATTACAGTTCCAACATTGTCATTTAAAAATCCAAAAAGATCATTAAAAGCTATGCTTAAAGCTTCAGTTCCTGTTGTAAAAGCATCTAAAACTACTTGGTTGTTTTCAAAAGTATTTTTTAATAACTCAAAAGCTTTTACGACAATACCAAGACCCAAAGCACCTTTAAATAAATTCTTTATTCCACTAAAAATTTTATTTGTTTTTTTAGCTTCCTTACTTATGTCATCTAAAGATTTTTGACCTTGTTTTCCAAAATCCTCAACACTAGATTTTAAACCTTTTAATTCTTTTTTTAAATCTTCAACATCAGATATTGCTTTATCTGCTTTTGCTTCTAATTCTACGCTTACTTTTCTTGTTGCCATAATTCTTTTTTGAATTGTTGATACGCTTCTTTTATAGATTCAGGATATTTATTTTTGCCTAAAGCTATTGATGTGTACTTACCGCTAGTCTTTTGTTTCTTGGCTACTTCTAGTAAGCCTAATATATTTGCTATCATTTAATAAAATATTTTTACGTTAGAACAAACCCCATTCATAATTAAAGCTGAAATTCCTGATACTGAACTTGCAGTACCATCTAAGTTGTAATTATAAAAAGCATAATAGCCATCTAACGGAAGTTCATAATCAACTATTCCTAAATAATTATAAGGAAGTTTAAATAAATTAAAACCTTCTTTTAAAGGAACTACAGGTTCTAAATCGCTTGATCTATTTGCAAAAGTCCACGTGCCAAATGGTAACGCTCCAATGTTAGTTCCTGATTGTTTAGCATATGCCTCGGCTTGTGATCTATCCGTTGCGTGATACCCTGTGCTTTTTTCGTAATCATAAAAGTTGGTAGATATTTGATCCGCTGTTAAACCTGCTGTTCTTTGCTTTGTTTGGTTTACACTTACAAAAGTAAATGGATCACCTTCTACAACATAAGGAATAATGCTTGAACTAAATGTTCCAAACGTTACGTTCTCAAACGTGTAAAATGTGTTATCTTCATTTCTTATTCTTATAGTTCTTTTGCTTGAACTTTTTGGTAAAATGTAGTTTTTAAGATAACCTTCTACACCTACGTAACTTGGACTTTCAAAAGTTTTAACCGTTTGAGTAGATGTTATATTTACACCACTATCATAGCTTGGGTTGTTATTTGTGATTGCATAAGTTTTATAATAAATAAAGTCTGGAGCTGTAAGTCCTTTTACGGTATACCTTAAAGGCTCTGGAATTGAATACTTACTATCTGAATCCGTTTCAATACTTATATTAGTAACGTTTGCATTTGCTTTTAAAGTTGATATGTCGTTGGAAGTTAATTCTGATTCTGTTTCAGAATAAAAGAATCCATACTCTGCAATCTGCTCAGTAGCTCCGATCTTACCTAGCGCATCAATTTTCATTGCTAAAGAAACCGTAGTTGTTGTTGATTCTGTTGGAGTTAAATATCCTATTACAGGTGCAACTACTACTATTGGAACTCCTGCAACTGTTGTGGTTATTACATTGCTAACCGCTGTATCGTTTGGAATCTCTTCATCAGTTGATACAACTTCTAACCCTTCATTGTTACAATCTTTATCGGCAGTAAATGAAGATGTATCTGATAAAACAAAAATACTATCTGCTGTAATATCACAATCCGCATCAGGCAAAAACTTAGATGGTACGATAATGCCAACATCTTCTGATATATTTATTAATTCTAAGTTGCTTAAAAGCGTTTCAAAGTTTGTATTTATACTATTTATCTTATAAGACTTATTGAATATTACAATCTTGTCAGCTAATGATAATTTATGTAATGTGCTTACAGGTAAATATGCTTTGATTTTTGTTAGCCTCCTTCTTTTGTCAAATACTTCTTCTATATATGTTTTGTAATATTTTTCAAATAAGCTTTTATTAAATGGAATTAATTCGTATTCGTTTACTTCTGCGTTAAAATTTAAATTATCGCTTGTATCTACACCGTTTGCTTCATTAAAAAGGTGTAATGAGTTTGAAGGTATAAAGTAAGTTGATAAGGATGACAAACCTCCTGAGATTGGTTTATATCCAATAGCTGTTCCTGTGACTTTTTCAGGATAAAACAAAAGAGGTTTTCCGAGTGTTGGTGACTGTGATGAGTCTACACTCCACCCATATTGAACAGTCGTCTCGGCTTCTGTGTTGGCATCAATTAACCTTTCATATTTAAAATGTTCAAAGGGTATTTTAATATCATATACATCACCGCTCAACTTTTCTCCTCCAGTATATTTAACAGAACCCCAGTCTTTATTAAATTGCTCCCTGTGATTTTCTGCTAAAAAACTCTCTAGTCCTTCGTAAGTAAAATTTATTTCTCTATATGGTAAAACAGTATCAATAGAAGATGATTCTTTATCTAGGTCTTTTGTGATGTCCCAATACTTTACACTCGATGAATAGTAGTCATCCAAAGCTTGTATTTTAACTTCTTTGCTTTCTGTTATGTATGAAGTCAGATTAAACATTTTAAAAAGTCCTTGAAGAAATTCTATAATCTTCATATCTGGTAATTGATTTGCAACTTGCAAAATCTTATTTGACCCAGTATTAATTGATTGTTTTAAAAATACATACCTTTCAGTTGTGTACCACAATTCTTTTTGATCTCTTCTTAAATTCCAAAGAATCTCGAAAGTACCCACTTCGTTAGTAACTAGCTCAGCGTGGATTGATTCGTGAGGTGGTAAGCTTCCAATATCAAATGTTTTTGTACCAACTTGGTCATCAAAGCTTTTCCATAGTTCACCATCCTTGTATATTAAAAGACTGTATTTTAAAACAGCACCTATTGTACTAATAGAAACTTCAGCTCTAGGATTTCCGTGACCTACTGTAGCAAATGTACTACCTCTTAAATATCTTAAAACTCCATATTCTTGATCATTTCCCCCTTCTTTTGTATAATTGTCAAATAATACAGTATTGATTTGATCTTCAAATACTCCCCCAACCTTGTTATGAAGCCATATATAAAGATCATAAAAAGATGCATTGTTTTTACTAAAGAAATTATCAGAAAATGTGAATCCAGCAGGTTTAAAATATTGGCTTTCAATTGCTTTTACAATAGCATAAACCCTCATTGCAGGTTTTAATTGACTTGCATTTACACCACCTAAAGCTGATCCACTATCGTAGTATAGATTTGCTAGTTCTTCTGTTGTGCTAGTCGCTGCGCTTGAATCATAATAAAGTCTTTGACCATAAGTAATCAAAGGAGTTACAATTGCTTTGTCATATAAAACCCCTTCAGATGTTATATCTAGTCCACTTGTTATTGAACTTAATAAATTAGCATCTGTATAGTCAAATTTAAAATTAGCTAAAAATGAAAGTGAACTTAGTTTAGTATCTCCAAGCAAGTCTTTTAGGTTTACCGTATTGCCAAAGAATGTAAGCCTGTATGTATGAGGTTTATTTAGTTTTAATGTACTACCTTCAAGTTTTATTTTACCTTTCTTAAAAGGCTTGTAATTAAGGTACAGCTCCGCATCTATCTTTTTTCTACCATCAAAAGAATTGACATTTGGATTGTCAACATTATCAACTATACTTGAGTTATAAAAATGCTTAAATATTTTATTATTTACTTTACTTGCAGGAACTGAAAACGTCTGCGTAAACTCAGTAAATATTTTATCAATAGCTTTAACGTCTTGGATGCTTTGCGATAGTGTTACCGTTTCATCATCAAACATTTCTACTTGTTGACCTTCTACATAAAGCTGTAATGCTATCATCTAACGTTGTTTATTTTATCAAATGCAAATTCAAAATCTATTTTGTAATCAATTAACTTGTCGTTTAATACTGTTTTAAATTGTAGCGTTTTGGTCTTAGGAATAATCGGAAGGGTTTTGTTCTTGTATCTTATCCATAAATTCTCAGACAAAAACATCTCTTCTATTGTGTCGTTCATATCTTCTTTTATAAAACCTGTGTTTAGAGTTATGCTAGAAGTTGCGTTAATATTGTATCGAGTTTGTTGCGCTTGATTAACTCCATAGGTTACAGTAGAGCTGTTTATAATATTTCTTTTAAACTTTTCGTCTGTTACATTAAAGCTTTCTGTAGTCTTCTTAAACGCATAAAAATCTTGGAATACACCGTAGCGATTTATGAAAGTTACTTTGTAGGGTGTATATTTTGGTTCACATACATTTACAACGCTTATAGTTTTTTGAGTTGTACCTCCGCTATCTTTTACTTCAATTGATGTAGTGTTTGCAGGAATGTCTATATATTGAATTTTTTGGTTTGTGTTTCCGTTGTCTGTTATTGTGGTAGTAGCTGAGTCAATAACAACGCTTCCAGTAGTCGCTGCGTACACAGGGAGCTTCCCTGCGGTATCTTCTGGCAAGTAAATGGTACTAGCACTAATTAAATCATAAGCGGTCAGCTGAGGGTTTATTTCATCCTCATAAAAACCATACCCATCAAAAGCCAAGCTTGTGTTTGTAACAGGTGATCCATAAGTAAATATGGTGTCAGTTTCATCTATTAAATTTGCTACGGTTGTGACCCATACTGTTTTAGATAGATAGTCATCGTTAAAGTTTACATCTATGTAGTCCCTTACTATTTCGGCAATTTCAAATACGATATTATCTTGATAGCTTATGATTGATTTCTGTAAAGTATATTTTAAATCGGTATCTGTGTAGCTTCCTGATATGCCACTATAAATATAGATGCTTAAATTAACTGATTTTAATGTTGCCATTTTTTATGTTTTATAATTGTATTCCATTACCATCTCCGCCACCATCGCAATTCCATCTCCAAACTTCTGTTACTATTCCACTTCGGCTTATCTTCCATAAATAAAAAGTTCCTGAAGAGGTTGTAATTGATGACGTGTCTCTATCCTTTGATACTCTCCAGTAGCGATTATCTCCTGCCCAAGGAGCTACTGCGGTGTTTGTGCCGAAAGCTGTGGAGCATACCGTTGCATTGTATGCTTGATCTAAAGCATTTGCACTTGATGCTATCGCTGTACCTGCCCCTATTCCTATACTTTCTTGGCAAAAAGATTCAGGGGTATATCCTACAAAACTTTCTTGGATGTAGTATGTATTTATGCTAGTGCTACAAGGGTTAAGCTGTGCAGGTTGTGTTATTGATTTTGTACAAGATACTAAAGCATTGGCGTTTGAGTAAGCAGTCGAGTCTGGTACTCTTATATTAAATGTAATTGATCTTTGTGTAGGGGTTAAAACCTCTTCAAACTTAATTGGTGTAGTTGTTTCAATTACTCCCCTTGAACTGTTTCCTGTTTTTATAGTTCCATCTGTGTATATTGCTTGATTCGTAAGTATAGTAGTATTACAATCAAAAGCAACAGCACCAGTTCCTGATTGACTAAATGTCTTTGAGCATTCAATAGATGCTCCTGCATTTCCATATCCTGTCGGTACTGTTATTAAAAAGTACAAGGTCACATCTTGAGCAGTGCTTCCAGTATTTGCTGCAATTGGTGATGTTACAGCAGAACCTCCTGATGTCAGTCTATACTCTGTTATTGTACCAATTAAATTTGGATCACTAATTGTACCATCTTGTGCAATACTTCCACCTGTTAAGCCTACTGAGTCCACACCAGTTGATGCTACACATCCTAAGTCGTTATTAGTTGCAATTGTTACGGTTATTGGTTGAATTGCTACACAGCTATTTGGTGATGAATCTATTGCCTTTACATACACAACCTTAGTTCCGCCCACATTTAAAGCTGTTAATGCTAGAGTCGTACCAGTCGGTCTGCTCATAGCTACAAAGCTAGGATGTGGGTTTACTATAATATAAGCCTCAATGGCAACCGTTCCTGCATTAAAATAAGAAGTCAAATCAATTGTGTTTGTATCGCCTGCTCCTGATAATGATTGTGCTGGAATTGTTCCTGTTGCGGTAGGACCATTTACACAAGCTGCTGCTTCTTGTACTGCTGTTTTAGAACATAACAAATAACCACCTCCTGAGTTTGAAAATCCATTAGGTATTACAATTTTAAAAGTCACCGTTCTAGTTGATGAAGCTCCTACTGGTGCAAACTTATTATTTGCAAAGTCACCTGCTGTGCTTGTAAAAGAATCTATATATCCGTAATCTAAAGTTGGTAATGTTACCGTTCCATTTGTGTCAATATCATAATCCGATAGGTTAGCTATTGCGCAAGTAAACTCAGGACTTGGCTTTGTAGGTGTAACGTATTCTAAGTAATATGGACTTCTTGCGTTTATTTTGCTCATCGTGTAAAATCTAATAAATCATCTATGTCTAATGCGAACTTATCTACCAACTCATTAGGAAGCTTTTCAAAGCCTTGTTCAAATGGTTTGGTAAAAAAGAAACTCGCTTTAATTCCTTTTTCAAATATGCTTTTGGCTAATATAAATCCGATAGTCTTATAATTACCTTTTTTAAACTTTCCTTTTTTATCTCTTAATCTTATATTCTTTTTCTGTGCCCAATCTGCTAATGGTTGCATTGGAGGTCGTTTAGTGTTAAAACTAAATCTGCTGTTTCTATTTTCAGGGTAATTGCTTTTCTTACCCTTAACACCTTCATCAACAAAAGCTCCATATTCATCCATATAGAACTCTAAGTAAAAACTATTCTTACTAACGTTTAAATCATAACCTAAGCTCTCGTATAAAGAAGATGTAACATTCTTTTTCTTTTTAGTTAAGTTAGTACGTGATTGTTTAATCACAAACTTTGCAAAACCTTCTAACGCTGCTTTGGTTTGTTTAAAATCCATTAGTCGCAAATTGTCATATCGTTCTGAACCAATACATCAAACGTTGCTGTCCATCCTGCAAGCTTATTCTCAAACCTATCCACAAAAGGTTCACAACTGACTTCACCAGCAACCTGATATAATTCAGTATATAAATCGCCTCTCTGTAAGTCATTGATTACCCTTGTTAATAATGCTAATTGCGTGTTTAGTACATCTTGTTCATTGTCATTACCTACGAACTTATCTGTAGCTTCTTCTTTACTAATGTCTACAATGTCCATTGCAAGGACTGAAATATTAAATGTGGTTGTTTTAGTTCCTACCGTTGCTGTATTAACTATAATGTGTGCTAAGGGAAATATTGACTGTTTGTCTAAATCAACATCATCAATGCTACCAAAGCTTACTGTATTAGTAAATGGCTCAGCTTGAAATGCTGTTTTAATCTTATCAGTTATGTTGTAAAAACCTTTCATCTTTTTCTTATTCTTTTTGCTTCTAACTCTTGTTTCTCTTTTTCAAAAACCAAATATAGTAAAGCAGTGTTTACATTTAATCTAGTGACTTCGTCAAATTTGATGACATCTCCTTTAGCGATTCCATAAACCGACTGATACCAACCCCACTTAATGCCAAAGTTTGCCTCTGCTCCATAGTTAGTTCCTTCTTCATTTCCTTGCTCAAATAGTTCAGGGTAGTTTTTAACAACTCGTTGCTTAAACGATAAAAAAAAACCAGTGATCCCATTACAACATCTAAAGGCATTTGTTTAAATGCTTCAGCATTATCTGTTCCCTTGTAATCTTCTATTTGATATTTGTCTTTTTTCTGTAGTGTTACAGGTCTGTAAAGAACTGACATTGCTTTATGCATTTGATCCCAATCTGATAGTGTGTTATCTAGGTCTATGTACTCCCCTAATGTCATATCATCTAGCTTTGGTATAAAACCATATGTAATACCATCAAGTTCAAACGTAGGCTTTAAATCAGGCTTCTGTTCAAACACCTTGTTTAAATCTTCTATAATATCTGTAACGTGATTAAACCTAATAGTTGCAATGTCCTTTAAATCAAGGTTGCTAAATATTTCAACCATCTTGTGAAGCAAGAAGTTAGTGTTCTGGTTATCTTCAGTGTTAAGCTTGGTAAACCTTTGATATTGTTCTAAAGTTATATCGCTTAATGAGTCTGGAACGTATAGGTCTATTATCATATATATACAATAATAAAGTACTGGTTTTGTATAAAAAGAAAAAGGGCTACATTTCTGCAACCCTTCATCCAAACATTAACTAACCTAACTAAATGAAACTCGTTTTGTGGTTATCATATAACCAATGATAGCACTCTTCTATTTTATCTGTAAGCTTTTTTGTATTTTGAACATAAACCTCATCACCCCATTTTTCTGTTCCCTGTATAGATAGGTAAATCTTTACCTTTGATTTTATTCCTGTGTTTATAGGTTTCTGATATACATACATATCATTATCCCAGCAGCGTTGCATCTTCTTCCAAAGAGGTTTGTTTAATGGCTTTACATCATCCATACTAAAAACTTAAATCCTGAGTATAGCATAAACCAGAACCCTGCCATCAAGACAACAAATGCTAATGCATCTTGTTTGATGTTTTTAATATTATTACTTTTTTCTATTTTTTTAACTTTTCTGTAATTCATAATCTTGTTTTTAAATTTATAACATTGAAGCGTTAAAGCAATCATCAGAACACCATCCTGATTTTTCTATTGGTTTATCACATTCGTAGCATTCGTATTCTAATTGTGTTTCTGTTGGATCTTGCATAATTTATTGTTTTAATTTAATTTAATTATAAGTAGGGTTCGACCTCCTTTTCATAGGCGTAGTTGGGAGGAATACTGAACTCGCCATTTCTATACCCCACTCATAATTTAATTCTTCTTTTGTTGGATCAAACATAATAGTATTTAAAAAGGGGCTTTCGCCCCCTGTGTTTTTAATAAGTTGATACTATTCTAACTGGTTTGTTAGCCATAATTAGTTCATACATAAACATTTTTCTAACTGATTCCTTTTGGCTCTCTGGTAAATCTCTAAAATCTTGAAAGAAATTGTTTCTTGATATTTCTTCCATCCTGTATGAAGGAAGCGTTTCCTCGGTTGTTAATTTTACTTGTGACATAATTTTTATAGTTTTTGTTTTTAATTATACATCAAAGATATAAACATTTTTTTAAATACCAAACTTTTTTTAATAAATAAAATACTGACCCTTGTTTGGATTTTCTAATGTATCCATTAAAATGTATCGAGCTGCATCTATACAATCTGGATGTGCCCCTGATGGCTTTTGGAGTTGGTTGCCTTCTTTATCTGTTGCCCATACATATCCTTGTAGTTCCCTCTTTAGGTTCTTACTATTAGATGTAACGTATATTTCGTTCTGGTTGATTAGGTTCAATCCATACACAACTGAGTCTCTTCCTTTAGATACACCTGTAATTTTATGACCATAGCCTTGGAGTTCTGCAATAGATTTTGGCTCTGCTGAATCAGCGGTTATGTTTTCGGTTATTTGTCTTTGATCTAAAAACCTGCTGATGTCACTGTTTAGCATTCCTTTCTTATATAACACCTCATCAAAGATATAAGCTTCGTTCCACTTGTATAGTGATATTAAAGTTGTGGGATCAACTGAGTAGCCAAAATCCATACCGTGCCCTAATAGTCTTGCTTCGTTTGGTATGTTGTCTATTTCTTTCCAGTCAGGTATGCAAGCTCCCTCTAAGTTTCCTATCTCTCCAAGTCCGTACACTCTCCACCAATTTTTCCAGTAAGTAGATGTCTTTGATTTGTCCCTTGCTTTCTCAATTTCTTTTACAATGCTTTTAGGTAATGAATCATTGTCCTTATATGTAAGTGTAATAAAATCAGTTTCTGGTTTACCTATCAACTCCTTATCAACCCAGAACAAAGAAGATGGATTGTAATCAAGCCAAATGTTTCCTGATGTCCTAACTACCAATTGTTGATATGCATCAAAAGGAACGTTGTTACATTCGTTTATATAAAGGTCTGTCCTACGAGCTCCTCTAAGTTTGTCTGGCTGATCCGTTGAAAAGAACTCAATATAACTTCCGTTTGTAAAGGTGTATTTTAAGGTGCTCTTATTTAGCTGGACATCCTTATACCTATTGAGTCCCTTTAGAAGTCCTAAGAAGTCTTTAAAAGCACCTCTACGAAGGTGTGGGATGGATTCAGATACTACACTTATTTCTCTGCCTTTGTTTCTTATTGCATAATCTATAAGTATCAGAAGTATGCATATAGTTTTTCCTGCTGAAGTTCCGCCTCTTACTATCTTAACCCTGCTATCTAACTTCTGTAACTTATCTAACGCTATGGTGCGAGTTACCTGCATTATAAGAACAAGGGTAAATCCTCATTCACATTAATGTCCCTAGTTTCCCTTGGTTTACCTAAGTAGTAATTAAGGTAAAGTGTGATCCATTTGATGTCCCCTGATTTAACACCATCAGATAAAGCCTTTAGTGCATCATTTTCTAATGGGCTTAATCTTTCAACTAACTTTATCTCTTCAGCTTTAGGCTTCCTTCCTGCAAATCCTTTTGTAGAATGTCCTCCATTATTTTTTCTACCATCCATAATTAAAATAGATTAATTAATTAATTATACTATAACAATAATTTTTATAGAATTTTGTTAAAACAATCTAGTTTGTGACTTATGTTGATCTATTCTTTTTATAGATGCATCGTAATACTCTTTGTCTAGTTCGCAAGCTGTTAAGTCATATCCTAAGTTATGACAAGCTATTGCTATACTACCTGAGCCAAAATGCGTGTCAAGTATTTTGTCTCCCTCTTTGGCATATTTCATTAGTAGCCATTCATAAAGTTTAACTGGCTTTTGGGTTGGATGTATTCTATTTTTATTAGCATTAGCATTAAAATCATATTTTTTAGCACTTGATTTAAAAGAACTCCAAGCTAATTCAAATTGAGCAAATGTAACTTTCTCACTAAATCCTTTATCCCATAATAGCCAACAAGAAGATGGATATAAATAATCAGTCATATAATTACCACCCCATATTATTTGATTTTCACTAACCCTAAATAGTTCATCAAAGTATTCTTTGGATGGTATAGAAGAATCATTTCCTGCAAACTTATGATAGTTACTATTTTTAACTCCTTTTCTCCTTCCCATATTAACATTTATATCTATCCCATAAGGCGGATCAACAATTGCAAGGTCAAAGTGGTTGTCTTTATACCTAGCCATTAGTTCCATATTACATTCGTTTGTTATTGTCATATAGGATTTTGTTAAAACAATAGTTGCTGTGCAGTATGCTCTTTTAGTCTTTTCATTGCTTTGTCGTAATACTCCTTATCAAGTTCACACGCTATTAAATCGTACTTCATATTATGACAAGCTATCGCAATACTTCCACTTCCTAAATGTGTATCGAGTATTTTATCGCCCTCCTTTGCGTATTTCATTAAAAGCCATTCGTAAAGTTTTATACTTTTTTGAGTTGGATGAATTCTTGTGCCATCTATATTATAAAAACCTCTATCTCCAACAGGAGGCTGTCTAAAAATTAAATTTTTTGTAGTAAAAGATGTCCAAGCAAACTCTGACATTGACATTAAGTTTGTATCTGTCGTTTTTTTATCCCAAATAATATAACAAGGAGTTGCACTCAAATAGTCAAGAAAATAATTACCACCCCAAATTATCTGATTTTTACTAACTCTAAACAACTCTTTAAAATATTCTTGACTTGGTATTTCAGTATCCCATTTTTTACCATCATCAAAAACTCTTGTTTTAATATTAATTCCATAAGGAGGATCAACAATGGCTAAGTCAAAGTAATTGTCCTCATACCTTGCCATAAGTTCCATATTGTCTTCGTTTGTTATTCTCATATCTGAAACTGTGGTTTATCTGTATGTTTGTTA